ACGATGCGAATATTATTTTGCTCGATGCGTTTAAAAAGCGCATGGAATTCCCAGAGTTAAAAGAGAAAGCCTTTAACCACTATAAAGAGTGGGAGCCAGATGCGTTTATCGTTGAGGCCAAGGCGTCTGGAGCGCCACTTATCTATGAACTACGGGCGATGGGAATACCTGTTCAAGAGTTTACGCCGTCTAGAGGTAATGATAAGATGGTGAGGATCAATTCTGTATCTGATTTGTTTGCCAGCGGTAAGGTTTGGGCGCCACCTACGCGTTGGGCTGATGAGTTAATGGAAGAAATGGCTGCGTTCCCCAACTCAGACCACGATGACTTAGTTGACTCTTCTACGCAGGCTCTGATAAGGTTCAGAAAAGGCGGGTTTATACGCTTGCAGACAGACGAAGAGGACGAAGTTCGCTCGTTTAGACGCAAAGTTTCTTACTACTAAGGATACATATGTCCATTGAAAAATCACTTTACGCCGCACCAGAGGGTTTGGAAGCCCTAATGCCCGATACCGAAGAGGATGGAGGCATTGAAATTGAGATTGTTGACCCTGAAGAGGTGACAATTAACATTGACGGGATGGAGATTAAGATTGACGGCGGTGAAGAGGATGACTTTGACGCCAACTTAGTGGATTATTTAGACGAATCTATCGTCACTGGGATCGTAACCGACCTGATTGGTGACTATGACGATGACGTCAACTCCCGTAAAGACTGGATGCAGACCTATGTAGACGGTTTAGAGCTATTAGGGATGAAGATTGAAGAGCGCGCCGACCCTTGGATTGGTGCTTGCGGTGTTTACCACCCACTTTTGTCAGAAGCGCTGGTTAAATTCCAAGCTGAGATCATGATGAGCACGTTTCCTGCGGCTGGGCCGGTGAAGACTCAGATCATTGGCAAGGAAACCCAAGAGAAAAAAGACGCTGCCATTCGTGTTCAGGACGATATGAACTATCAACTGACAGATGTGATGACTGAGTTCCGCCCAGAGCACGAAAGAATGGTCTGGGGTCTTGGCCTTTCAGGAAACGCCTTTAAGAAAGTCTACTTTGATCCAAGTTTTGACAGACAAACATCAATATTCGTCCCGGCTGAAGATCTGGTTGTGCCTTACGGTGCGTCCGACATTCAAACGTCCCCTCGCGTTACGCACGTTATGCGAAAGACGGAAAACGAACTGCGTAAATTACAAGTTGCTGGATTCTATGCCGACATTGACCTTGGAGAGCCCAACAACTCGCTGGATGAAGTAGAGAAAAAGATTGCCGAGAAGATGGGATTCCGCGCTTTGTCGGATGACCGCTACAAAATCCTTGAGATGAACGTAGAGCTCGACCTTGAAGGCTACGAGCACACCGATAAAGACGGCGAACCTACTGGAATTGCCTTACCCTATATTGTCACTGTTGAATATGGAAGCACAAAGTGTCTGGCTATCCGCAGAAACTGGAGACAAGGCGACAAACTCCACACTAAGCGCCAGCACTACGTCCACTATGGCTACGTTCCCGGCTTTGGCTTCTATTGTTTCGGCCTGATTCACCTTGTTGGCGCGTTTGCCAAGTCTGGTACGTCAATTCTGCGTCAATTAGTGGATGCTGGTACTCTGGCCAACTTGCCAGGCGGATTTAAAACCCGTGGACTTAGAGTTAAAGGTGACGATACCCCAATCGGCCCAGCTGAGTGGCGCGATGTTGACGTACCAAGCGGGACTATCGCAGAAAACATCATGGCTCTGCCTTATAAAGAGCCATCACAGGTATTGGCTTCTCTTCTCGATAAGATTGTTGAAGAAGGCCGCAAGTTTGCATCGGCTGCTGACATCCAAGTTGCCGATATGTCTGCCAACTCTCCCGTTGGCACCACGTTGGCCATCCTTGAGCGCCAGTTAAAGGTGATGACAGCCGTTCAGGCGCGTATTCACTATTCCTTTAAGCAGGAACTTGCCTTATTAAGAGACATCATTCGTGATTACACACCTGATGAATATGATTACGAGCCAGAAGAAGGATCGCGCAAAGCCAAGCGGTCTGACTACGACTTAGTTGATGTTATCCCTGTGAGCGATCCCAATGCGGCCACGATGGCGCAGAAGATTGTTCAGTATCAGGCGGTGATCCAGCTGTCCCAGCAAGCTCCCCAGATCTATGACTTACCACAGTTACATAGACAGATGCTTGACGTCCTCGGTATTAAGAACGCCCAGAAGCTGGTGCCGTTGCCTGATGATGAGACACCAAAAGATCCAATCAGCGAAAACATGGCTGCACTAAAGGGCGAGCCAATGAAGGCGTTTATCTACCAAGATCAACAAGCCCACATTGCTGTACACCAGACGTTTATGCAAGACCCATTGATCATGAAGACTATAGGCCAGAACCCTATGGCCAACCAGATCATGGCGGCTTTGCAGGCGCACATTGCCGAACACTTGGGTTTCCACTATCGCACGTTGATAGAGAAGCAAATGGGTGTACCTTTGCCCGGCCCAGAAGAGAAGTTGCCAGAAGATGTGGAAGTCCAGCTTTCCAAACTGGTTGCACAGGCAAGCGCCCAGTTGTTGCAGGCCAATAGCGCACAGGCCCAACAAGAGCAGGCGGCGGCTATGCAACAAGATCCCCTTGTCCAGATGCAACAGCAAGAGCTGGCGCTTAAAGGTCAAGAGGGTCAACGTAAAGCGCAGAAGGATGCAACTGACGCACAGCTTAAGCAGTCACAGCAACAGATTGAACGTGAGCGTATCGCTACTCAAAGAGAGATTGATATGGCGCGGATTCAAGCTTCGGTGCAGAAAGATCAACAGGAACTTGCTCAAGATGCACAGGCCGAGAAGAACAAACTCTTAGCTGAAATGATGAGGAACAAGCAATGATCGACAAATATTTAAAACTTCTAGCTTCAAAGATAGATGACAAAGTATCCCAACTCCAGATGTCAATAGCCGATGGCAAGGCTGAAGACTTTGCGGAGTACAAGAAGATGTGCGGAGAGGTGAAAGGTCTACTCACTGCACGTTTATACATCATAGACCTACAAGAAAGAGTCAATCACGATGACGATGACGAGTGAGATTTCTAATCTCGACATAACCAAGGCCGTGGATTTATCCAAGATCTTGAACACAAAACCAGAGGAGAAGGCTAAACAACTTCCCCGCCCATCTGGTTACAGAATTCTTTGTGCTATCCCTGAGATAGAGAAAGAATACGGAGAGTCCGGACTCGTAAAAGCGGAAGAAACTCTCATGATTGAGGAAACCCTGACTACTGTGTTGTTTGTAGTAGACATGGGCCCAGATTGCTACAAGGACGAAAGCCGATTCCCATCTGGCCCGTACTGCAAAAAGGGTGACTTTATCTTGATTAGACCCAACTCAGGAACGCGACTGGTCATTCACGGCAAGGAATTCCGTGTGATCAATGACGATTCTGTCGAGGGCGTAGTAGACGATCCACGCGGTATACGCCGTAAATAAGGAGCGACATGAGTACATTTAAATTTCCCGATGAACAGGATGACGTAAAAGTCACGACTGAAGACGATCAAACTGATGAACAGATTATCATTGACGTAGAAGACAACACACCTGCGGAGGATCGCAATAAGCCTCCGATGGAAGAGAAGGTCAAAGAAGACCTTTATAACGATGAGCTAGAGGACTACTCTACCAAAGTTAAAAAGAAGCTAATTCAGATGAAGAGGCTGGCTCACGAAGAACGCCGTGAGAAAGAGAACGCCTTAAGAGAGCAACAAGAGGCTATTGCCTTTGCCCAGAAGATGATGCAGGAGAACAATCGTCTTAAGTCCAACCTTAATAACAGCGAGAAGAACGTACTAGCTACAGTTCAGAAAGCTGTGGCTATGGAAATGGATGCGGCCAAGCGGGCATACCGTGAAGCCTATGATTCTGGCGACACTGATAAGGTCATGGAAGCGCAAGAGCGTTTGACTCAAGCAACTCTAAAAACCGAAAAAGTAAAGAATTTTCGTCCACCTGCTTTACAAGAGCAAGAAACTCCTGTACAAATGCAGTCACAGCCGGCACCACAGTTCCGTCCCGACCCCAGCGCGCAAGCCTGGCAACAGGAAAATCAGTGGTTCGGAGAAGATGAAGAGATGACCAGTTTGGCGCTAGGCCTCCATGAGAAGCTCAAGCGCGAAGGTGTTCAGGTTTCATCACAAGAGTATTATCGAAAGATTGACGCCACTATCCGCAGGCGGTTCCCAGAGAGATTTGAGGAAGAAGCGGAACAAAATGAGCGCCCAGCCGCTCGCAGAAGTTCGGTGGTAGCACCGGCTACAAGGTCAACATCACCTAAGAGGGTTCGTTTGAATCCGTCTGAAATGAGTCTGGCCAAAAAACTTAATTTAACGCCGGAGCAATATGCCAAGGCGAAACTCGAAATGGAGGCCAATAATGGCTGAAAACAGAAAACCGCGTGAACTTGAAGATAGATTGATGGCTGAACGTCCTAAACAGTGGCAGCAAGCTGAACTTCTACCTGAACCCGACAAGCACCCGGACTATTCTTATCGTTGGATTCGTGTTGCAAATTTGAATGCAGCTGACCCTCGGAACCTATCCGCAAAATTGCGTGAAGGCTGGGAGCCAGTTACCTTAGAAGAGCAACCAAAATTTAGACTGTTAGCCGATCCAGCAAGTCGATACAAAGACAATGTTGAGATTGGCGGGTTGTTACTCTGTAAGACCCCGAAAGAGTTTGTGGAACAGCGCAATGCGCACTTTAACAAGTTAACACAATCTCAGACGGAAGCTGTAGACAACAACCTTATGCGTCAAAGTGATGCGCGGATGCCTCTCTTCAAAGAGAATAAGTCCTCGTCTAGCTTTGGCAAAGGTGCTTAAATTTTTTAGGAGTCTTAAATGGCATACCCTAGCGTTACCCAGACGTATGGTTTGAAGCCAGTCAATCGACTGGACGGCTTACCTTACGCCGGAGCGATCCGTCAAATCCCAATCGCAGCTGCTTATGCAACCGCAATTTTAAACGGTGATACCGTCAAAGTTGATACAAACGGTTACTTGGTAGCTAATACCACATCCAACTCTGGCGACAGCATTGGTGTGTTGGTTGGTTGCGCGTACACTAACTCTTCAGGCCAGCCTGTTCAGGGTCAGTTCTACCCCGCTGCTACATCAACAACCACAGCTTTAGCTTTTGGTTACGTTGTGGATGACCCCAATGCAGTGTTCAAAGTTGTAGCTTCTAGTGGCCAAACCACTGTTCCTACAGCCTACAGCCGTGCCTTGGTTGGTGCTAACGTTGCTTTGTCTGTCAACACTGGTAGCACTATCACTGGTGATTCTTACTATGGTATTGACGGTGCATCTGCCGGTACCACAGCTACGCTTCCCGTCCGTGTGGTTGACGTTGTGCCCGATACTGCAACTGGCCCTGCCACTGCAACCGCCACGACTTACTACGAATTTTTGGTCAAGTTCAACTTGCACCAATATACTGATACCACTGGTATCTAAGGAGTAAAAAATGGCTATTTCACGCGCACAACTGCTTAAAGAGTTGCTCCCCGGTCTGAACGCTTTGTTTGGTCTGCAGTACGCTACTTACGATCAAGAGCACAAAGAGATCTACGAAACTGAGACATCAGAGCGTAGCTTCGAAGAAGAGACTAAACTCTCTGGCTTCTCTGCCGCACCAGTCAAAAATGAAGGCTCTGCCATCAGCTATGACAATGCACAAGAAGCATGGACTGCTCGATACAACCACGAAACCATTGCTTTGGGCTTCAGCTTGACTGAAGAAGCTATCGAAGATAACTTGTATGACTCACTGTCTGCACGTTACACGAAAGCTTTGGCCCGTGCTATGGCTTACACCAAACAAGTTAAAGCCGCCGCTGTTTTGAACAACGGTTTCAGCTCTAGCTACCTTGGTGGTGACGGCGTGGCTTTGTTCAGTGCATCACATCCCTTGATCACTGGTGGTGTTAACAGCAACATTCCTACGACTGCAGCTGATTTGAACGAGACTTCTTTGGAAGCCGCCGTTATTCAGATCTCCCTGTGGACAGACGAGCGTGGCTTGTTGATCGCTGCTAAACCTAAGAAACTGGTTGTACCTTCATCGTTGCAATTCGTTGCAACACGATTGTTGGAAACTGAACTCCGTACCGGAACAGCTGACAATGACATCAACGCGATCAAGAACAATGGTTCTATTGCTGAAGGTTACTGTGTAAACCACTTCTTGACCGATACTAACGCTTGGTTCTTGACCACAGACGTTCCTAACGGCATGAAGCATTTTGTTCGTTCACCCTTGGCTAACTCCATGGACGGCGATTTCGATACAGGTAACGTTCGTTACAAGTCTCGCGAGCGTTATTCTTTTGGCTGGTCAGATCCATTGGGTATGTACGGCTCTGCTGGTGCTTAATCAGCGGCAAAGAAAAAGGGGGCTTCGGCTCCCTTTTTTGTTGCATTAGATTTATTAGAGTGGTATAAATACATTAATCCGGGCTTATCCGGTGCATTAGACAGTCCCGGCTGACGACATACAGACTGATGCACTTAACTTGTATGTAAGGAATACATCATGGCACGCACTACGTTTCAAGGCCCAGTTCGTTCATTGGGCGGCATTTATCAACAAGGCCCCGCTACTACTGTTGAAATCACAGCAAGTACCACATTAAGCCCAGAGGCTCATGGCGGTCGTATCATTTCTATTGGTGGTTCTTTGGCAGCGGCACTGACATTGACTTTG